TCGCGCGTAGATAGCCCTTCACGTTAACGCTTGCTAAGTCTGTTACATTGATGTCCTCAGACTGCAAGCCCGCACGAATACAGATGTTGGAGATAATAGTCGACAGAGGCACTGACGAAACCCCAACTGCGCTTAGAGACCAATAATATAGGAACCCAACAGCTGGCGGGGCATATGTAACAACTGACGCACCGGCCTTCTGATGAATTATAAGAAGGCCTTCGCTTACCGCAAAATTATTAGCACTTGCTACATCGTTTACGCCAAAAGGAAAATTAGGTATGGACCCTATTAAGTGGTAAACGCCATTCTCAACGTATCCTATGCTTGGTTCTGATGAAGATGGTCTTGACAGGACATAGGTTCGATTACCCTCACGGAACAGCCTGGCAGAAGGAAGCGTGCCGCCTGTATCAATTGTTACTCCAGAAAGCGGCGTTACCGACTCAACAGAAAAGGTGTCAAGATTTACCTGATATAGCGATAGAGGGTTGCTCGATCCCGCAACCGTATAGCAAACGCCTTCTGATATATGGGAGCTGATAATAGAATCCGGAATTATATCGTTAAGGCGTCCCACAACAGACATTGTAATAAATGCTATTGGCGCAAGTACGGCACCAACCGGCTCAGCACGCATTACGCGGTGGAAGTCATCTCCAAGAATAACCCATACAGTACCATCCGTATACCAAACCCCGGAACTAGATACGTTGTCAAGGTATGAGAAGTCGTCGTTGTTTACCCCTCTGAAATGGCCAATTACTGTCGGAACATCGGCATCATAAAGGCTTACCGCCCTGACCCCCAAGCCGCTACCAAGATGAGTAAAGAAGGCTGGTGTGTCGCAATAAGCAGGTACGGGCCCCATATCGCCAGCGTAGCCATAAACCCCCGTCGTCCGTCCTCCTATGGATTGCGCCCCAGAAGGATAGACGTTAAGGACATCAGCGGAAACAAGAGCATTTGAGGCCCATGAGTGCGCCCATGTCTGCGCCAGAACAACCCGATCCGCGCTGATGTAGTGTGCTACTTGTTCGTAGCGGGCATCGCCTGGAGCAACGGATGGCGGCATAGTCAAAAACTGAAACGGCCCCTGCTTTCCTAGGTAAGCAACGCCTGACGTCCCCGTCACCACCTCAACAGTAATATTCGGTAGTCGGTTGCCGAAATCCTCTAGCGCAAGGTTGTCGAATAAAAGATAGGCCGTGCCGCGAAAAGCAGGCGCATTGCCGGCGCCGAGGTCAGCCTCAATCAGCGGGTCCGGTAGTTGCGTCTCGCTGCCGAGATAAATGCGCATCGTACCGCCGCCCTTCACGGTCTTTTCGAGCGATGCTTGCTGCGCCGCCACACGATCCGCCAGATACCCGCCACCGTCTGCGATGGCTTGCTCTGCGGCCGTCGGCTCGGAAACGTCATAGATCAGCTTGCCGTCTGCCCATATCTTGCGAACGGCGTCGATCGGCCCTTCGCATAGCGCGACGGCGAAATCTGCGGTATAGGTGTAGGTAATCGATGTCGCGCCGCCGCCCCCGCCTTTGCCGCCGGACTTCTCCTTGTGCCGGTGCTCGGATAGCGGCTTGCCCCAAATCACGTTCCCGGCAATTCGCATAGACCCGTAGGTCTGCGCAATCGGCGCACCTTCGGCGCTCGACTGAATTTGCAGGTCTTGCAGGCGCGGGCCTTCGACCTTCTGGCCTTTTGCCGGGAACAGAATGGAGCCAGCAATGGACCCGACCGCGTACCCAATCTGCGCGCCTAGCGCGCCGCCGAATATGCCGCCAACAGCGGAGCCTGCAACGGCCAGTGCAAGACTAGCCATCCGTCACCCCCGGAAACTGCCACGCTGCCGCGATGCGCTGCCGCCAGTCGGCGGTCAGGATCGTCTCGCACACCTTGGCCGGGGTCCATATGCGCTGCCATGCGTGCAGGATTCCGTAATCGGTTACAAGCGCCAGGTGCTGCGGCTCGCGCAGCAATCGCAGCGCGATCACGTCGCCGGGCTGGAAGTCGCTTGACCGGATGCGCACCAAGGCGTCGTCGCAGACCTCGATCAGTCGCAGTCCTTCCGGCAGCCGTCCGTACCCCGCTACGTCGTAATTGATGCCCATGAATCGCAGCAGGTGGACGATGACGCCTCCACAATCTAACCCAACGCCGGGCGTGCGGCCTTGGTGCTGAAACGGCGTTCCGACCAGCGTGCGCGCCTCTGCCACGATGTCGCTACGTCGCATCGGGATAGCTGCCTGTCAGGTAGTCGGTGCCAGGGATGGTGTCGAACCCGCGGTAGTTGTAAGCGTTGTCATATATCGTCACACAATCCTCGACGCGGCGTTTCTGACAGCCGGCGGTGACGGTGAACGTATCCCCGACCTGAACCGTGTTCGGCGGCAGCTCCCAGAACTCAAGGTTGCCGCTGGCGTCCGCAGTCTTGATTTCCTGCCCCCGGCCGGCGTTGTCGCCGGTGATCCAGGTCAGAAGCCCACCAGCCCATATCTGCTGCGTCAGGGTCGAATCCTGTACCTTGTGCGGGTCTACGATGACCTCCACAAGCCCCGCCGCCTTGTGCGCCTGTATGGCGGTCCATGTCACGCTGCCGTCCGTGGTGGTGCCGCCGATTGTGGTGTTCCATGACGGCTCGGTGCCGCCGCTGGTGCCGGCGACTGAGCAGCGGAAATAGCGGCCGTTGGCGGTGGTCGGCTTGACAACGCTGCCGGTTTTGGCATCGCCGGTTTGCCGCACGGTGTACGCGGTGCTGGCCTGCCATGTGGGCGGGTCAAGGCGCACGCCGCATCGGGTAAGGTCTGCATCGCAGTCGCGGCCGTAGACGCGGCCGATGGTTTGTTGCAGGCGGTCCGTCAGCCCGCGCAGTTCGGCGACATAGGTGCCGTTGCGGACGGTTATCTGGCCGATCCAGCCGCGGCGCAAGGTTACGGTGCCGGATGCTATGGACGCATAGTTGCAGGCCATCACCAACACTTCGGCGCCGTAATACAGGCCGGCGCGCAGGTCTTGTTCGGTGACGGCCGCCGACGAGATGATGCCTTCGAGGTCCAGATTGTCCACCGCTAGATCGGCCGACGACTGGATCGCCGTGCGGGTGTAGCCAGTGGCGGCCGTATAGGTCACGCCGCCGACAATAAGGTCGACATCGTGGTCCGTGAAGCCCATGATGGTGCCGTCGCGGCGCGTGACTTTCCACAGCGTCGCCAGCGTGGTTACGCCGGTATCAAGGTGCGTTTGTAGGCCGGCCGGTACGGTTTTCATTCCCGCACCTCGATCAGCGGCGCGTCGGTGGCGCCCATAAGGAAGTGGTCGAGCGTCACGTCGAGCGCGTCGATGTCGAAGCGCACCGGAACGTCGAACTCGAACCCGGCCGTGATGGCTTGGCCAAGCGTCGGGATGTTTCCTGCCGTGAACGTGACGATGCCTGTCAAATAATTGACGGTGAAATGCGTCGTGATGGTTTTCTCGACTCCCGCCACGGCGACGCGAACGGTGCCGGATACGGGCTTTGTGATGGTGCGGGTGTAGGTCTGCCCGCCATAGCTGTAGGTTTTGGTTAGCTGAAACGTGGCGTCCGAGCCGTCGCCGGTGCCGATGGCCTGATCTGTCGGCGCCGGGTCAATCTCTTTCGCGCAGGATTTGAAGTCGGCCCAGTCTTTGAACCGAAATGAATGCCCACGGCCGCGGGCCGCGTGGAATAGCGCTAGCAACGCCTCAAGCTGAACTTGCGTGCGAGTCCCATAAGCGGCGTTGTAACGGTGACGGACCAGCGACCAATTGATCTGGCGCGCCTCGTATCCCGACCACGTTTGCGTAACCGTGGTGCTGTATTCGGGTCCGCCACGCGAGCCGTAGGCGATGTCTGTCGGGAACCTAACGTCAAGGAATGCCATATCAGGTGTTTCGATTCATGGCGCGCTGCACGGCGAGTCCGGCTTGTGCCGCTACTTGCGCCGACGATTGACGAAGATCAGAACTATCGCGCACGCCTGAAACGTTCATGTTGACCACTACGCCGCCGCCGAACTGCCCGTTAGGAATGATGCGCCCGGCGCCGCTAGGGACCATAAGCTCCGGCCCTTTCTCGCCGACAAGATAGGCTCGACCGGGCGACACGGGGCCGCCCGCCGCTCGCGCGCCGCCGAAAATCTTGCCAAGCCCGCCGAATATACTGCCGGCCCATCCGCCAACCTTTCCGGTTGTGTCGAAGTCGCCAAAAATCTTCTTTGCTAACTGAGCCGCCAAGGCGTCGGCGACCATGCGATCCAGCGTTGCCTTGAATTGCGTGCCGATATCATCGAACCGGCCTTGCATGATGTTGAATAGTTGATCGCCTAGCGAATTCTGAATGGCGCGTGCCGCCTCAAGCGCGAACTCGCCCACCGCATCCGAGCTTTTCTTGACCAGACCCTCAAGCTCTTCTGCCTCTTTTTTGTATAGGCCAGTGATTATTTGGACGTATTTCGCCTGGTCTATCAGACCGGACTCGAGCGCCATCTCGACCATCATCGCGCGGCGCTCGTATGTAGCCCTAAGCGCCTCTTCTTCGGACCATAGCGATTCGACGATATCGTTTACCGACTGGCGCAGGTCTTTAAGCGAATCGTTATAGGCTTCAACAGACCGCCTGTTCGCCTCATAGGCTTCGTTCTCGCGCAGCAGAGCGACGGCGCGCTCAACGTCAGCGGGCGGCGTATTCAGCTTGGCCAGGTTGTTCCGCAGGATTTCCTCGGTCGATTTTCCGAGCGCGAAGTTCTCCTCTTCGAGCGCCTCAATAGTGGACCTGATAGCATCTAGGCGCCGCTCTTCGGCCTGACGCGCGGCATTGGAGGCCGCATTAGCCGCCGCCGTTGCCGCCTTTAGCTTGGATTCCGCAGCATCCGTGTCTATCCTTGGCGCCACGGGCGTCCGTGCGGGCGCAGCACCGATCTTGACCTGCAATCCGTCAGGGCCAACAAGGCCGCCCTTGGGGATGTTTAGAGACTTGCGCATCTTGTCGAGCGGGTCTTGCTTGGCAAGCTCTGCCGCCTGCTTAAGCCGCGGATCGGCGAGCGCCATGCCGATCTGTTCGCGGTACAGCTCCATAGCAGCCACAGTGCCTAGCAATGCCCCGCCAATAGGGCCGCCTCTGGCTGCACCGAAAGCGGCGGCCTTGAAGATTACGAACGCTTTTGCGGCGTTCGTTATTCCGCTCGCTATCCTGTCAAGGTTTTCTGCCGCGTCCGGCCCGTTTTCGACTACCCAGGAAAGACCGTCAATGATGGCCGTCGTGAACTTGTCGATAGAAGCCTTGACCTGCGGGTCAGAAAGAGAGTCGTTGAACCTGTTTATGGCCTCGGTCAGCCTCGGCAGGCTGGCGCTATCGTTCTCTATCAGGTCGCCGACCTTGTTTCGCAAGGATTCAAGGGCTCCCCCCAAGGTATCACGCGCCGCCGCCGCTGCGCCGCCGAACTCTACCGCTAGCTCTGAAAGGATCATTTTCTGCGCGCCGGCCATATCGCCGACGGCCGCCATCTGCTTAATCTGCTCTTTTTGCTGCTCGGTAAACGACACACCTACCCTCGTCAGGGCGGAAAGGCCTTTGATGGGGTCGTTTAGCGCCTTGCCGATGGTCAGGGTGGAGGACTTAAGGTCCTGGTCCATCGCGATGGACATGTCCAGAATGGCTTGCGTCGCCGCGTTGAACGTGTCACCCGTCACTCGCGTGAACGTCAACAGCAGCGCCTGCGAATTCTGAATCGCCTCGTCGTCGAATGTGGTCGCCGCCTGGAACGCTTTCGCCGACTCCTGTAGCTGCGCCACGGTAAGGCCGGCCGCGCCGCCTGTGGACTTTACTCGCGCCTCTAGCTGGCGCATAGCCTTTTCAGACTCAACCGACGCGCTGACGATGCCGCGGATGGCGTTCTGTATGCCAATGCCGGCGACAAGACCTCCAAACACAGCCTTGGCCTTGTTTATGGACGAAGCCATACGCTTCGAGCCGCTTTCAACGATCCCGACGGCGCGGTTAACGTCGCGCGACAGCTTTGCCGTGCTGGCTTCGATGTCGATCAGCAGCGATGCGAGCCTACGTGCCACCGGTTAGCCTCTTGATTGTTTCAAGGTCATGAGCTTCGCCAACTTGTGCATCCTCGCGTCGTTGCATGGGCATGAAGTCAGCCGGCGAAAATGGAGGCGTGCTCTCACGCCGGTTGACGTTGGCAATGACCGACGCCACTATGCCGCTATTGATGTCTGCCCGAAATTCGCCCCACGGGTCCGCCGAATAGGCGGCCTCCCAAATGGCCACTTCCTGCGCCGGAATTTGCAGGACTTGGCCTAGCGTTAGGCCAAGGGTGCGCGCCAGCAACAAGGCGAACGTCAGGTCTCGGCTTTTTTTTCGGCGTCGTCCCGGTCCAGTCCGGCCAACTTGGTAGCCGCATCGAGGAGCTTGATGAAGGCGTCCTGGTTGATGCCACCGAGCGAATCCCATTGCTCCGGAGGCAACTTCGGCGCCTGCACAACGGCCGCCAGCAGCAACGCCGGGAATAGCTCTTGCTTGCCCTCGGCGGCTTTTTGCAGCGTTAGCCGCTGCGAGAATGTCAGCCCGGAAAGCCTGACATCGCCCACGCCGTCGACCTGCAAGTCCTCGACTGGTAACTCGAACATGGATTAGCTCGCGTAGTACGTGGGCGATCCGAAAGCCGTAAACACCACACTGGTCTTGACCAGTTCGCCGGCGCTTCCGGTAGGCGTCAGCGAGGCGCCGACGTAGCCATTGAGCACCATGATCGCGCCAGTGCTCCAGGTGATCTTCATGGCACGCTTTGCTTTCAGGTCGGATGCCGCTTTAAGCGCCGCCAGCGCCGCATCGGCAGGATCAAAGATCATGTCGAAGGTGAAGGTAAGAGCCGACGAGAACGACGGGATTTGCTTGCGTGCGGCGTCATGAATGGTAGTCACGTCGGCAAACTCGAAGTCGCCGCCGCTGCCGGAAATGCCAACGGCAGTCGTAACCGACGTGCCGAACGTGACTACCTGTCCGGCGCCGCTGGAAAACGTCTCGAAATTCGTGGTATCCAACCCCTCAAGCTCTGCCGTATTTGCGGTGACGTTGTCGACCCGCACAATCCGCTCATCGAGCTGATACATGCCCTCGACGTTGTAATAGACATAATCGCCATCAGCCCAACCGTGGCCAGTCGCCGTAACGACGCCAGGATTCGCCTTTGTGATCCCGGTGATCGTGTCTGCGGCGGCAATCGCCGATTGAATCGAAACCTGAACGTTTGTCCAAAGAATAGCATTAGCCATCGTCAGTCCCTCACGAGGTGGATTGTCGTCGAAATAAAAACATCTGCTTCCGGATCGTAGTGCGAAGCCCTGTCGTCGTGCATGTGCGCAGCAAGCGCCGTATCAACGGCATCGGATATGGCATCCGCTGTCGCCATCGTTGCCGCGACGGCGCGCACGGCAATTGTTGCAATGGTAAGGGCCGTCGTCCCGTGGATGGTGTTGATAACCTGCGTCGCCTCGCGGTGATAGACGATGCAAGGGACTATGCTGTCCTGCGGACGAACTGACGGGAAGATGCGATTAGAAACGATCGCGGCGACGCCTGCGTTTCCTGAAAGAGTCGAAAAAATAGTTTCCTCAGCGGCCACGCTCTATGCGCTCCCTTGATGCCTTGGTGAAGGCTTCAACAACGTCAGACTCGTTGTTCTCAAGGGCGCTCCTTAGAAAATGCTTGCCAGGAATCTTTTTGCCAGTGCCGCCTTTTCTGCGGCCTACGGCGGTAAACCCGCGCTCCTGGAACTTGTAATAGAAAGGGTCTTCTCCGCGCCGTTCTCGGGCCGATAACCTGCGCGACTTGACGCCGCGGCGCGTCTTGAACTTAACGCGGCCAGACTCGTCTGCCTCTGGCACCCTGCCGGCCTCTACGCCTACGTAGGCGGATATTGAGTTGCCACGAATTCTTCCCATCTTTGCCTGTATGTTCCGCTTAAGCGCGCCAGTCCTTACCGGCGCGGTGGCGCGTGCCTTGTCCCTTACCAACCTTGACGCGGCGTTCAGTCCGGCGCGAATGCCTCGCCTTTGCACTGTGCCCGGCAGGTCTTTCAAGGCTTTCTTGAGTTCAGGAAGCCCGCGAACCTCAGCCATTCGGCACCTCTGAAACCATCAATTCTAGCGCCTGGCGGCGTCCGGTCCTGTCAATAGCGTTCCGTATGTCATAGGTTTTCCCGCCAACGACGGCACGCATTTTCGGCGTTATGCCATCGGTGTATCGGATGGTTATCACGCCGGTTACGGGCTCCTCCATCTGCGCGGCGGCGAACAGACGATTTCCGGACAGCTGCTCGACCCGCCCCCATACGGTGACGTATTCGGCCCAAGCTTCAACCATCTCGCCGATAGCGTTTTGGGTTTCGATGGCCGCCTGAATTGTAACGCGATGGCGGAGCATCCCGATTTGCAGGCTTGTCATGGCACCTGTAGCCCCCTGACCGCGTTCTTGATCGCATTCCAGACAAAAGACGCGGCGCCAGATACGGCCAAGGTTGTGGTTGCGATCAGTGCCGCAACGCCTATGCGGTCGCCCATCTTGCGCATTCTGCGCATCCTAAGCAGGTCTTCGCGCAGGTCGTTCACCTCGTCCAAGTTGTTAACGTCGATACCGAACAACATCTCGAAGCTCTGCTTCAGCGCCTGCTTCGCCGCCTCCTCAGCGATCCGCTCGAATTCAACCCGCGTCGCTGGCCGGCGCTCATCCATATACGGCACCAATGTCAGCCGGCCGATTCATTTCGGCGCGCGTAGAACTCATCCCCCTCTGCGGTCGTAATGTCGCCAGACCCGGCGAATCTGTAGGTGTGCCTACCGGGGGCGGCGATAGTCCAATCGACGTAATAGGCGCCTGTGCCAGTTTTGACTAGTTCCGCGTCCGTACCGTATGTATACGACGTTACCTCGCCGCTTGGCGCGCGGATGCTGAACGTCACCGTTGATGGATCGACGGCCGTGCCCGCGCTGTCGGCGAATGCCACCCTTAGCCGCCGCATATCCCCAACATCATAGGCGGGTGTTGTCATTTGAAGTTGCTCATGAGCTAAGTATGGCGCGTGATGACGTGCTGGATAGCGCAGCGGAAGCGCCAATCGAAGACAGCGATGCGCTGAATGGCGGCACACGCGCGTAGTATGACGTTAATACATCCGGTGCAAGCGTGATTGAGAGCGAGCCGGTAACGTTGTTATGAACCGTGCCAGGCGCTGCAAGCGCATCGATCCCAAGTATCGCCACAACATCGCCAAAAACCTTGATGCTGCCGGA